AGTCCGCAACCATAACAAAAAAGCCGGACATATAGGCGCGATTGCGATAATCGCCTACTGTTCCGGCTGTTTGCTGTTCACTGCTTATGCAGTCTTTTGCTTCTCGCCTTTTGCTTTCAATTCTTTTTCGGTCAAGTGTAGAGTATTGTATCCGCAACGCACACACAGCCCCTTGTCGCCTGTTGCGTAGTGATTGCAATTACTCCACCCGTCTTTTGTCAATTCCATTACCTCCCCCGTGCTGTAGTCAAGTAATTCCGCTTCCAGCTCGTTATCGTTTCCGATATTGAGTGATAGCCGGTATACATTCGCTCGCGTGGGGATTCCTTTCAACCTCTCGGCGATAATTTCTATCGCTAGTGATTGATTGCTTCCCTGTCCTTTGCTCACTGGCGTTAGAATACCGTTTATCTCTTTTAGGGCATTCACTGTTGCGTAGAGTTTCATAATGTTATCGTGTATACGCTTCAGGCGTTCCTACATCCTCGCCTCGCGTCATATTCTCTCTGATAACTTTTGAGACTTTCCACACCTCAACTGAACCGTCCTGATGCTCGTATATTTCGACATAGCGTCCGCGATATTTCCGGCGTACTTCCTCGGTTGTTGCGTAGAGTTTCATACGCTTTTGGTCTCAATCGTCTTTTTCTGTAAGTCTATCGTGTACAGGTATTCGATGTCTCCATGCTGGCCGATTGTTGGCTCAATAGCCCCCACTTTCCAGCCATTGAAACCAATTTTTATATCTGGCTCATGTAATCCGTATTCTTTTGCGCCGAGATAAATCAACCATCCACATGCTTGTGATAAGTTATCGCGGATTGCGCCCGACTTTACATATTCCATGAAAGTCTTTAGCAAGGGCATTGCCCCCTCTGGATAACCATCAGAATGACGATAAAACCACAGTGTATCTTCTCCATCCGTAACTTTGATATTGCATCTTGTACTCATAATCCCTATAAATTATCAATGAACTTGCTCGCAATCACGCAAGCCGTATCCTCACGGACACGACTCTATAGCTGAAGGGTATTTTGTTTGTAATGTTACTGATAGCTACACGGCGCACCGTTGCCGGATACCATGTAGCCATCAGTGCAACCGTGCTAGGCAGTTATGCCGTGCTTTGCTAGTAAGATTCTCGCTGTACTGATGTCGTCCTCGCGTTCGGCCGCGTTATCGTATGCCTCTAATTCTGGCAGATAATGAGCCGCGCACGTTTTCAAGTTTCGCGCCAAGTCATATTCACTCTGACAATATGCTTGCCCGTAATCCCGCACAAAACATTCTTGCATGTAATGGTCGGGATTATTCACTTGATACGATGCTAGAATGTCCTTTGCAAGTCGTGAAGTTTCGCTGTAGTGATACTGGAATCCTCCAAGGTCATAATGAGCAATGAATCCGTCAAGTAGATACAGCCGGTTATATGCAACACCAGTCAATTTCGATGTATCACGGGACTTGAAAACTCGCTCAACACTTGCTAGCACACTTTTCACATTTATTGCGGGCCAATTACCCTTATCATATCTCATAGTTTTTATTTGTTTTACCCCTTCCCGCTATAGAGTCGAGTCAATGAGCTTTCCGTATCCAAGCATTATTATAATCTATCGGCAAGATAGCACAACATAATAATCATTATCCCCTGTGGGTAGTAATTGACATAAGAAAATATGCTATACTTTATGCTATGAATAACGCTATTGACAATATGGACAATGAAACGCCGAATGAAACGGCCACAATATCAAAACCACAATACAAGAAAAGACACAACAGAAAAGATATAAACGGCGCACAACGACGAGCATTACAAAGGATTGTAAAACCAACAGGAAGGCAACAAGAAGCGGCCAGAATAAGAAGTGAGAATCCTACCTACACCGATAAAGAAGTATTATTGCAGGCAGGATATGATTATTCTACGGCAACAGTGCCTAGTTTAATAACGGGGAGCATAGGATATATACAATCGTTAGCTAAATACGGCCTGACAGAAGAACTTATTACGAGTAGTTTAGTTGAAGACATACAAGCTAAACCACAAAAGAGAGTGAGGGAATTAGAGCTTGGAGCTGATATATTATCAATGCGTAAGCGTCCAGTAGAACCAAATAACATCATCAATATAGCTTTATTTTCAACAGAACAACAGAATAGAATCGCCCAGCGTATCATTGAGAACCTTGCACCTAACAACGCACCAAATAAAGACGATACAAGTATCAACTAAAGCATTATCGTGCGTCATAGGGCATTGTAGAGGCGAGGAATATGGCTTATACTGTCAATACACTATGAAAACATGCGATTGTTGCGGCAAGACAAAAGATACAAAAGACTTCTGTGATGCAGTATGCAAAATGCGTTACCGGAGAGTAACAGATAAGAGTGAATTGTTACCCGCGAGTAACAAGGATGATGCTGATATGTTACCGGAGAGTAACGAGAATGAAACGCCAGCGTTACAGAATGTTATCAAAGATAACAGCGATGAATACATCATACCGACAGCGCCATGCGCTTTCTGTGGTAGGACATTGCAATATGATGATGAGTGCGAGGGTTTCCCATGTAAGAAATGCAGACAGGTAACACGCTTGAAAGCTGAATGAATACGCTATGATAGCGAGGGTACACCTACCCATGTTACGGGGGGTGGGGGTGATGTGCGATATTATCAAACCCCTCCCAAAACCCACCCAACATTAGAACCCTATTGACAAGTTAACCTTTCTATTCTATTGCATTATTAGATAAATAGCTTATTATCTTTTGTATGGAAGTTTCTCAAGCGCAACAAGAGGAAAAATTGAATCTTATCCTACAACGAAGTCGTGAGCATTTGATTGATTTTAGTATTGCTTCTAATCCTCGTTATATTCCTGCGTGGCATCTTGATTTAATTGCGGCGGAATTGGAGAAATTAGAAAGAGATGGGGATAAAGAATATAAAGTGCTTTTGGTATTTGCGCCCCCTCGTCATGGAAAATCTGAATTATGTACAGTTTCATTTCCTATTTGGTATTTGGGGCGGAATCCTACGAAAGAGATTATTACTGTTTCATATTCTGCGGAATTGGCGCAGGACTTCGGAGCCAAAGCAAGGGATTTGGTTGGAACTGATGTGTACAGGGCGATTTTTGATACTACGCTCAAAGAAGACGAGCAGGGAAAAGCTAAATGGAAAACGAATAAGGGTGGTAGTTATACTTCTGTGGGTATTGGGGGGACTCTATCCGGTCGTGGCGCAAATTTTCTTTTATTTGATGACCCGATTAAAAACAGAGAAGAAGCTGAATCAGAAACATATAGGCAGAGAGTATGGGATTTTTTTACGAGTACGGCTTTTACAAGATTGGAACCGAATGGAGTCGCGGTTGTCATTTTAACAAGATGGCACATGGATGATTTAGCGGGGCGGATTCTTGCAAATGACGAGTTGAAGAAACGATGCAGGGTTCTGCATCTGCCTGCTATTGCGCTCCATGATGAAGAACAAAGAAAGACCGGCGAAGCATTATGGCCGTCAAGGTTCAGTGTTGCGGCTTTAGAGGAGATAAAGAACACTATCGGCCCCTATGACTTTGAAGCACTCTATCAAGGTTCCCCTGTCCTCACAGAAAATCAAGAGTTTAATCCCGCATGGTATCGGTACATATCTCAAGAGGAGATGGAAGCAAAGCAGTGTGCCAATTTTCTCACGATTGATACGGCAATTTCTAAAAAGACTTCAGCGGATTATTCGGGATTTTGCGATAACAGCGTAGACCAAGAGAACTTTTGGAATCTGCGGGCGTGGCGGGCGCGATTGAACCCTGATGAGTTAGTGGAAACAATCTTTGCCCTCCATGAACGGAGGCGGTATGTTTCTATAGGAATTGAAAGAACGATGTATCTTGACGGACTTAAACCGTATTTAGACATGGAGCAGAGAAAACGCGGTCGGTTTCTTCCCATAGTGGAATTGAAGCATAATCAGACGGCGAAAGAGGTTCGTATTCGCGGATTGATTCCCCGATATGCTTCTGGCTCTATTCGCCATGTCAAAGGTGAGTGTGGTGCGCTTGAATTGGAACAAGCGCAATTCCCAAATGGACTGCATGATGACGTTTTGGATTCCTGCGCCTATCAACTTCAAATTGCTGATGGCTCTCATGCAAATACGATTTCAGTCTATCGCCCGAAGATTGCCGGATTTGCAAGGAGGTAGTCTGATTTAGTTTATCCACACAAGACGTATTAGCAGACTTGACAGAATAGCGTATACTATTTTTTATGTACGGCGTGTATGATAAGAAAGAGACTCCTCCATCTACCTATCAACCATCGGAGGATGAACGAGCTTTTACGATTGGGGTTCATAAGGCATATAGCGAGGGACATAACATTCTGACGAAATCGTGGTCGGAGCTGAATAATAATTCAATCCTTTCCGATATTGATATGGGGCGCAAAATGTTTAATGCGTTCGTTGATTCTGATGGGGGTGATGTGGCGACTGATTGGCGTTGGCGCGGAACGAGGAGCGAGGCGCGGAAGAAAGGAATTGCCATGCACGCCAATTTGACTGCGGGCTATCTCATGCCTACCTTCCAAGCGCAGAACAGCGACTCGGAGATTGACCGCGGCTTCTCTGACTTTATGACCGACATCGTTGAATGGATGGCGCAAGATGAAAACTCCGACTACAAGACAAATTTTCTTTCTTTAGTGTTCGCAATGGAAACAGACCCTATCGTCTACCTCGGCGCGGAATATCAGGAAGTCATGCAGACGATTAAAATCAAACAGGAGAATGGAAAGTATACGAAGAAAGAAGTTCTTGATGAAGTTCTTTCCGGTTTCAAAGCCCCCATTTATACTGCCGACCAAATCTTAATTACCAATGCCTTTGAAAGAAATCTACAGAAGCATAACTGTATTATCAAACGGAGGTGGATTGAATATGGACAGGCGCAGGCGGTTTATGAAGAGCATGATAATTTCGACCATGTGCAGGCGGGACAAAAGTGTTTTTTCAATGCCGATGACGGGCTTTTCTATGACATCAAAGACCACGACCATCCTAATCTTGTTGAGGAAGTAACCTATCTCAACCGCAGAGACGACACCGAGGTATGTTACTTGGCGGGGGTCTATATGGGCGACAAAAAAGTTGAGAACAACCCAATAAAGCATCGCGATAACTTTGACGCTCCGAGGTACAACATTCAGCAATTCGGCTTCTATCCAATCGGTTCGCATTTCCTTTTCTACAAATCAATGATGGCGACTTTGCGGTGGGATAATTCCCTCTATGACGCGATGACAGAGATTGCGATGAACAGAGCTATGCTTGATACCGAGATGCCAGTGGGTCTTTCAGGAAGCGACAAGTTTGACCAAGATATTATTTATCCTAACGCCGTGATTGCATTTAAGGATAAAGATACGAAAGCATTTCCATTACTCCCGCAATCAAATCTTAATAACATTTTTGGCGCATTACAAGCGACAAAAGATTCAATTACCGAAGGGTCTGTGAGTGAAACGATGTCAGGACAGTTGCCTCCCGCTTCCCAGAAGGCATACACGGTGTCCCAAGCGCAAGCCAACGCTAAAAAGATTATCGGCGGAGTTGCCAAAGGATTGGCGAGTTCTGTTTCAAGATACGGGCTTCTAATGGCTGACAAAGCCCTTTCAAATCTTACTACTGCGGATATAGAAGATGTTCTCGGGGACGATGTAAAAATGAAATACCGCAGTTTCATTTTGAGCAATAGGCAGGGAGGACAACGGCAAGAGAAGAAACTCGCGTTCTCGGAGGGTTTGATAGGAATGGAGATGACAGAAGACCAGAGACGCAGTACAGAACTTGATTTGTATTCCCAAAGCGAGAAGAAAGGCACAGTGCTTGTCTATGCAAATCCTGAATTGTTCGCAAAGTTTAAGTTCCATGCGCGGGCAGATTATAGGGAAGTATTCGCGCAGAATGACGAGCAGATGCAAGCAATCCTCACGGCTCTTGAAGCGCAGATGAGAACCAATCCGTATGCTAATCAGGAGGAAATCACAAAGGAACTTATGTATGCTTACTTTCATTCTAAGGGTGATAAGTTTGTCAAAAAGCCACAACCGCAGGAAATGAATCCGCGAGATACTTCAGGAATGTCCCAGCAATTCTCGCAGGGTGTTACTTCAAGACGGCTCGCGGGAGCAACGGCAGGTGCAGGAGTACAGTAGTTATCCCCATAATTGCCACAGCACCATTTGACATTATCAGAAAATCACTTAATACTACCGCTATATGGCAAATTCTCGCGCCGCAAAACAGTTAGCCCGTAAACTCGCACGAGCAAAGATAGGGAAAGTCGCAAGTGGCGCGATGCCGAAGATGTCAATAGCCGCTCCGAAACATAAACAACCAAAGCATTATTAGTAATTTATTTATATGGCACGACCAAAAAAAGAAGTACCAGAAGGAGTTGCAAGATTTGATGTTATCAATGATTTTGTATTGGAGAACGAAGATAAATTGAAGCGCGTCATTTATGGCGAACCTGCGCGGACAGGGCAGTCTGCAGGAGGGCTTATTGAAAAATATAAAGAACTTGAGTTGATACCGCCCGATGAAGTGCTTGCTCATTACGATAAACTGGGCGGGTATATCACGAAAGGCATCGGAGGCGGACAGCGAGTGAAGATTAAGAATGGAGCTTTCTGGGATGCTCGCAAGAAACAGCCGAGAGGCGAAAGAATTGTTACAAAAGATAAAGACAAAGAAGGGAAAGAGAAAGTGGATTTCAAGTATAAGCCGGAAGTCATTTATGTCTTCAAGGTCGGTGGCAATTTTATAGAAGTTGATGACCCGAAGAAATTAGCGCAGTCAATTACTAGCGTTGAGAACGCAATCGCGGAAGACCGAGCAAAGAACGATGCAAAGAAAGCTCGCGCCCGCGCAAAGCGTTTAACTAAATAGATTTATGCAAGTAGGAAAATACAATCTTGAGAATGAGATAAAAGCAAACGATGCCGTCCGTTCTGTGGGAGATAAAGACAAGGCGGCACTTCTTGCGGAATACGACAGACGGGGCGGATTGATGAGAGAAGAAGTAACGGTAGACGGTTCACGAACATATATCCCCGTTCCATTAGGGACATTCTGGGACTTCGCAAAAGGCGAAGCTCGTAAAGTACCTCTCACTGGTCGCCCAAAGGTTTTGGTTAGGGCGAAGAAAGGAAAGGGGAAGAAGAAGTAGCTCTTTATGGTCGCTGAAAAGCGAAAAAAGAAATCCGCGTTTGAGACTTTCTCAAGCGATGATGTCTTGAGGGGAAATCGTTGGAAAGGGCAAGTAATGCCTAACGAGTTCCTAGGGGCTTTGAAAGAAGAAGCCGTAACACTCAAACACTCGCAGTTGTGGAAAGTCCTCAAAGCCGAATTGCAGTGGTTCGCCGTCAAATCCCTCGTGGAAAAAGGAGTAGACGGAGAAGATATTAGAGTCGCTCGCATCTTCGGCAATGTGGTTCAAGTGATTGATGCTAAACTTGAGGAATTAGGCAAGTAGGGTTGCTCGTAGGGGTTTCGTGTGAAACTCCAATCAAGCACCTCTAAGTGCGCCCAGCGGGGGTAAAGCCGTAAGTAGGAAGGACTTTTAATAACTTCAAGCCCAGCGGGGGTAAAGCCGTCGTCAAATATATGACTGAAGAAGAAGACAAGTTGGCTGAAGAAGCCACAGTAGCAGAAGCCGAAGCGAAAGCGAAAGCTGACGAAGAAGCCAAAGCCGCTGAAGCTCTTTTACAGGAGCAAGAGATAGACTATAAGACTCTCAAGACTCTCGCTGAAGCAGAGAAAGTCCGTGCCGATGCCGCCGAAGCTCTTATCATAAAAAATAAGAGCATCGCCAAGCGAAAGGAGGGAGATGGTGAAACGCCAGTTCTTTCCGAGAAACGGGTTTCGGAACTCATTCAACAAGCTCTCACGAGCCAAGATGTTTCACCCGAAGCAACTGCTCTCGCAGAAGCGCAGAAGAATCTTAGAGTAATCCAAGCAAAGAACGCTGAAATCGCCCGCGCGTTGAAAAACAAGTCAACTCCCGTAAAGGATGTTGCTGAATCTCACCGCGACGGTGAACAAGCTCCCGCGCCTAAATTACCCGAAGGTTCGCCTCTTAAAAGCTACAAACACGAAGGAGGCGGTATTTATTCAAAGAAGCTCGCCAATGGCAAGACACTTTACATAAATTCTAAACCCGGAATGGGAGAGCAGAAAAAGTGGGTCAAATAGTCTATCTACATTACAAGTAGATAGCGCTCTGTTGTTTAATAAAACAGCAGTTGAAAATTTTATCGCAAAATTCGACGTAAAAATTGTCGGGAAGTGTCCCGGCCTGCCTTTCCGTGTTGCGGCTTCCGCTACTCGTGGTTATTACGGTGAACCGGTGATTGTCGCGCCAACATACACCAGTGGTGTATCAAACGTGAACACAATCGTTGTGCTTACCGATGACCTGCCCGTAATCGGAACTGACCAGTTCGTGGGTATTTTGGCAAAAGACATGGACGTGAATAGTGCGGGAACGGTTCTCGCACATCGCACGACAGTTGCAGTACCTCGTGCAAACGAGACGCGCATCCGTGCGAAAGTTACTACCGCTTCAACGGCGGACACTCAATCCGAGGCTATCGGACTTCTGTGGGATATTTATGTGTTTGACTTGATTACAAGTACCTACACATGGAAGCCCGCGGCCGATACTGGCGGATTTACCGCTCGTTGGTTCAACTACGTTAAGTCGCAGTTGGATTGCGTTGCTGACGCTCGCGCACTAACCCGCGTAGACATTACTTCTTAGTAGTTAAGTTTATTAGTTTAATAGCTTTTCTCTGGATAATAGAGAAATGACAATTTTATTCCAGTAACTGGCGGACACACAAGTACGCTTTCCAGCGACGATTGTCAAACCGCGATTGACGAGGTGATGTACGAGAAGTTCACACGGGAGGAAACGCCTGCATTTTTGTCGGCGCAAGACTCGTGGTTCTTCCACACATCGCCTACGGATTCAATGGCCTTCATCTACGACGAAGACTCCAATGTTGGAGAATTTGAAGAGACGGGGGAACAGGAAGAAGTCATTACGACTTCAACCCGCATTGGCAATACGACCACAAAGCGTATCACCAAATACACGAAAGAAGTCCCGATTTCGTGGGAGGCGTTCAAAACCTCTCAACAGGGAAAGCGCGAAGCTATCGGACAACAGATAGGGGAACGCGCTAAAGTTACTCAAGACAGACTCTCAATAATTGAGACCTACGGCGACTTTGATGCAGGAACGTACAACACGACTCCTGACGGAGACGCAGTGGCCTCAAACTCCCACACCACGCTCAATTCAGACACGATTGATAACCTGGAAACGGGAGCATTGAACGCTGATAATCTGTGGACTGTGGCTCTTTCGCTTATGCGACAAAGGGCGCAGGACTACGATGCCGGCGGTCATGCGTTTGAGGGGATTGTCGTCCCCATGCAGTTGTACAAAACTGCGAGGGAGACACTCGGAAGCGACCTCGTTCCATTCTCCGGTGAGAACCAGTTGAACATCTTTTCAACTGACTTCGGAAATGTGATGCTTCGTTCTTCCGTTTACCTTGACACGATACACAATCCCGCGACAAACGCCGCGACTCTGTATACGGTCTTGGGTAGAAACCACAAAGTTGAGCGCAAAGTTCTATCAGGACTTTCAACTTCAATGATTGAACCGCAATACACTACGACTGACTCGTATGTAATGCGTGCGAGATTTGCGGAGTCAAGATTTGTGGGGACTTGGACGGCAATAGTGAGTTCTTCCGGAACTGCCTAGATTATCAACTAATCATCAATCAGTATGAACGAAACAGTAAAAATCTTTGTTGTGGCTTTGATTGCCTCAATAATTGGTGGATTCGTTGCTGGCTGGATTGGTGGTAATCAATCGGCCAGTCCACAAGAACAGTCATTCGGGTACACAAGTCTCGCCAATAATCCATTCCGTATGCCTAATAGCTATGCGGACTTTGGAGGCGGATACTATGTAGACAGTGCGGTCATTATTGACACTAATGGCTCATTGACAGTTACAGCGACTACTACGATTGCGAAATCATATGACGGATTTCTAGTTGGAGGGGGGATTACTCCAGCAAGCATCGCAACAAATACGGTGTTTACTCTGTATTCGCATTCAGGAGGAAGGGCTTTTTGTGACACAGAAGTCTCCAATCTTTTCGCTGACTCAACAGGGTATTCGCCTGCGCTCACGATTTCAATCGGTACGTCAACATCGGCTGGATATTCTACGAATCTCGTTGCCTCTTCCACGTTGGCAACGACGACTGACGCTTTCGTAGACCCAAGCACATATAAGTTTGTTTTGGAATCAGGAGACGAGATAACAGCCTTCTTGGCTGATGTCAACTCCAACGCTTCCTCAACGTACTTTGCGAACTGGGACATAGAGTATCAGACACTCTGTTGGCTTATCGGAGGATAAGTCGTGGCCCCATTCTTTGCTTCAGAAATGGAGCAAAGAGTTGGGGCTAGCGACCCATTACAAACTTAAAATAAATTATGACAAAAACCTATAAGATATTCACAGGACTAATCGTAATTGCTTTGGCTCTCTTGGCGTTTTCATTCTCTCCGAGAGTGTTCGGGAGCATTACGAATCGTATTTCTGCCAATAATGTAAAGGAATTGCAGACATATTCATTCTTCTCTGCGACAACTACTTCTGCGACATCAACAAATCTATCTGCTGGCGGAGGATTTCTCACTGTGAGTGGAGCGAAGAAAATTGATTTCTATTTCACTCATGGCGGGACAGCGACAACGAGTACGGCAACTTCCACGTTCAGTGTTCAATTTACGCCTGATGGCACGAATTGGTATGATTATAGTAAGCTAGTAACAAGCACATCATCGGCAGTAGTCGCCACTGTACCGATAGTTGGAGCAACATCAACTGTCATCGCAAATATCAGCACGATTCTTACCGACACTTTCTATGGATTGCGCTGTATTGCCTTAGAGGGAACAACGGGACGGGCAGGAGGTTCTGGTGATGGAGAACATACCTGCACGGCACAAGCGGAGTTCTGATATGTTTTAAGCAGACATCAATGCGAGGTGTCTGCAATGAAATATGCCAAATCAAACTACTGAAGAAATCGTCAGACAGATTGAGGAACGGCTCACGCTCATAGAATTGAACCGTCTTTCGTATCCTCTTGACGGAAACTCTCAAACTATCTTGCGAAAAGAAGTCCAAAAGTTGTTTGATAACATACAGACTCTTAAGGGAGGTCAGACAAAATACA